AGAAGGTACGTTAAATAATTTTTGCATCATCGGCATCATCATTGGTGCCTGACAGTTGTATGGAGGTACGTCCATGATGGATAAACCTCGTGCCGATAATGCGTAACCTGCTTTTTCATTATCGATAGCTGCTTGCTTCACTAGGTTTTGCTCCCATTCCGTAATACTTCCTCTATCGACAGGCAAATCGGAAGGCTCAGGTGGAAACACCTTTTCTGTAAATTTCATTGCATAGATGTGTTTGCAATATCTCAACTCGTCTAATAAAGGTGACCAAAAGTCGGTGAGTGAAGTAATCGTATAAGAACCGTCTTCATTCCGCCTGGTTGCGTAGTCTTCAAAACTAGGAGGACCTTCTGCTACGGCGCCTTCCAGGGATGGTAACGGTGTGTTGCGAATATACTGCTTACCAAAATCTCTGAACACACCAGGATTATCCCTTAAGTTTCCAGGGACAACAGTGGAGTTAGGAGTGACGGTTGGAGGAATATTGTATTCAGGAGCAGGTGCATATACTTCCATTCCGCGATTAACAGTGGCACTTGTCATTGCACTGTTATCGACTTTATCTCCCAGTGTCATAACTTCATATCGACCTGGTTTAATAGTTGCTGCCCTGGTGCGCGGAAAAACTTTCTGGTTGCCTTTTCCGAGGCCCATCATGTAGGCATAATCACGTCTTGTAAAGTCCTGACATGAACAACAATAACGTGTGCCCGTCATCAGAAACCTTCCGACATGTGGTGCTGTCTGAGAAGGAGTGCGTAGGTTGGCATCTGGAGTTGATTCAACAGATCCCTGTTTTTGAATGGTTAAAAGACCAGTCTCTTCATTAGTAGAGACCAAGACACCCTGGACATATCCATAACGTTTCTGAGTTGTTGGATCAATTGTCTGTGAATTAATCGGTGTTCCTCCAACAGTGATAATCCGATCCTCTAAGATTTCACCATTGATTGGATATTGTGCAGGAACAATAGTTACTCCTCCGATAACAACAGGAGGAATATAAAGAGGCGGAGGAAGCGGGTTGGTAGCATTCCAGGCACCGCTGATTGTTACGTACCAATAATTAGCGTCTTCTGTAACAGATGCAATGGGAGATGGATTGCCGCCGGAGTCTCGAATGTTGTCAAATCTAAGGCTGCCACCTACACGTACACCAGCCCAATGCATCCCAAACTCTTTGTTTTTTGTGGGAAATCCCTGGAAGATACCTGGAATCTTGGGTGGATTAGCTCCAGGGGGGAGGACTGTTCCGGGAGGAAGGGGAATCGCGTAATCAAAGGGGTAGCTGTAAGCATTATCTGCAAGAGTATTGCAGTACAATTCAAAACCTCGCCGCCAACGAGACCAGGCTGATTCTCTGTTCGAAGAGTAGATTGAATCTGGGACAGAACCTCTAGAGAATTCTGTTGTAATCGGTTTTACGTTCTGCGTACCAAAATCAGCAGCACGCGAAAAAGTATCAAAGGTATTTCCCTTGCTGTTACGGACTGCTCCAAAAGAGCTTCCCCGTTTTTTCGCCATGGTTAGAAGAAGCCGCCTTCCGCAATAATGTGTGCGCCAGGAGTATAGCCAGAGATGTTCGGCAGGTCAGGGAACACACCAACATAAATACGGTCGCCACGCTCGAGGTAAATGCCACGATTGCGCAGTGGAGTGCCTTCTCCCAATCCAGCGGTATTACCAGCTTGTGCAATAGGAGTAGGCAGTTGCGGCATCACATCAGAGCAGTCAACTTGAGCGGTATTCGCCGGGACTGTCTTTGCAAAGAGTAAACGATAATCGCCAGAAGCGGGAATAGGTGTCGTCGTATTACGTGTTTGATAGAAGGCAAAAGTAACAGCCGGTTGTTCACCGTATGCAACCCCTTGGAATGTAAAGCCGGAAGAGCTGCCGCCACCTGAATACAGCAGGTCGGTATTGATACCTGTAAGCGTCGTGGAGCCAGTGTAAGTGTAATAACCAACTCCACTATCAACAGTGGTTGAAACAACGCCTGTATCGGCTACGTGGACGATCTGCCCACTTGCAATCGAGACTACGGTACCAGAAGTGCCAGAGTTGACGATGTAATCTGCTGCTCGATAGAAATCATTACGAACGATGGTAATCGAATCAATAACTCCACCATCATTATTATCTTCACTCAAAGCAGCATCCATATCAACCAAGATGGAAGGCGCTTGACCACCTTGGACAAACAACGTATTAGAAGATGCGCTGCCAACGGTCTGCGTGGTAATACGTACCGAGTCAAATAACGGGCGATCAACCAATAACGGCTGTTTATTAGTGCTAGTAGATGCCACTTCTTTTGTACCGCTTTTTGTTAATTATAGCGTTATTGACCAAACATAGACATGGCATTAAAGAACTCTGGAGAAGACCCAAATGCCTGTTGTCCTAATAACTAAGGATTATTTTGCAGCGCTAAAAATTGTTGAAAGTATTCACCACTGTCTGTTTTTGGTTTGAATTTAAAACTCTTTTCTTTTGCGTACTGCAAACGCGATTGAGGATTAAATGCAGAGGCGCCGAGACTGGAAGCATATACTTCCCCAGGCAGATAACCCTCATCTAAATAATCTGAAAACCGTGCCATGTGATTACTTCTTGCTCTTTAAATCCTTCTAAGAGGCTTGTTTAAGAAGCTGCTGTTGAAGTTTTTCAACAAGTTCAGGAGTAACGTTATCCTTTGTGAAATCAAAGATAGGTGCGCCTTCTCCACCAATAAAAGTTGGGTTTGCAGGATTTAAGACTTGATCAACCTGAAGAACAGCGGGAGTAGGTCCGGTGGTTGGAGCACCGATTTGCTGATCAGGTGCACCGCCTGTCTGATATCCGAATGTTTGCTGCATTAACGGATTAAAGGAAGGTGCTGGCATCTGTCCAGCAACACCTTGGATTGCAGAGAAGCCCGACTGACCCGGCATTACTTTTTTTGCAAGGGTGGGATTTTCTTTTGCCCATGCTTCCATGCCTTGATCTCGCACCCTGGCACGTGCTGCTGCAATCTCCTCCTTCTGCATATCAGGATTTGATTTAACCATTGCTTCAACTCGAGCACGCTCTTGCTGGTAGGCGCGATCTTGAGGAGACAGCTGAGAAAGAGGATCTGCAGGAGCACCGGGGAATTGTTGTTGACCAGGGAAACCTGCACCGGGGCGGAAAGCTTCTGCTGCTGCTCCTGCTAAGAGTTCTCCTTCTTTGTATTCTTCACCTAGATTTGCCAATCCAGTTCCTGAAGGCCTAAAACGGAGACCGCGTCCTTGACCTCTTGAACCAGATCGTGCAGGAGCTTGTTGAGAACCGGCGTTACCGAGCGCAAAAAGTCCTTGAATGCCTGCGGTAATACCGGCTTGTTTCAAAAAAGGCATGCCAAAACGGCTTATTAAAGAAGAAGTAGGTCCAACCATGTTTACCTCCAGTTTTCCATTAAGTAGATACGTGAGCCAACAGCGGTGTCAGCAGGGCCAGGTAATGCCTGGATGAATTCAGCACCAGAACGTTCGTAACGATACCTGGCTTGGAACGGATCCTTATAGTTGGGAACGTAAAGGATTCCAGCAAGGCGGTTGGTTTCGTAGAGGTAAATCTCGTCCCAAACCTTTAATGCCTCTTTTGCATTACTGGATCGAATCGTACGATCCACGTCACCAGCAATGCTCTCAAGGCGGGTTGAAGGTGAAGTTGCGACTTCAGTTTTCTTCTCTGCGGTATCACAACGTCCAATTTGGATTGTGATTTTGTCGTAGAAGAAAGAGTCCGGGACGGTATTCATTGCTTCTTCCAGGCGGGCATAATCACCCGCTGGAACTGAAACAGTGAAGTATCCTAAATGATACCTGACTCTACTTTTGTCGAAGTCAGAAAGCTCCACTTCTACATCTCCTTATCATTTAATTATAAAAGCATGTAATCAATTAGAAAAACGTATTTGTGCTTTGCATGAGAGGGTTTTTAAACATATAAGAAGAAAGAAAATCAGGCGGAGTTAAGGCTTGTGAAATAACGCTGCCAAGTATTTGTCCTTTCAGTTGATCTTCAAGTGTTTGTGCTTGCGTCTCTGGTTGCCTCAAGCCTGCTCCGTACATAAACGCTTTCAATATGTCTTCTGTACGAGTATCCCTTTCTTGCTTCGGAGGAGCCTTGGTTTGAACTTGAGGAGTAATAGAGGCTTGCTTTCCAGGCTTGGTATGGAGGAACTTAATATCGTAAGGATTCCCTTGAGGATCTGTTGTGCTTAACGTGCCATAACCTTTACCTGGCGTGTACGTACCTGCTCCTTGATACGCGATGTTTTGGGGGTCGATGCCAAGGTCAATGCCACGGTGATAAGTAGATGCTCCTGCAACCGGTGCTTTACGTGGACCAAAACCAGAAGTGATGGGATAATTCCACTTCCACTGATCTCCTTGTTTTTGTACCAAAGGAGTTTTATTTTCCCCTACGACAACATTTTGAAGAAGCGTACGAGCAGTTTGAGGGTCAATATATTTACCTTTCTGTGGTCCAAACTGCGGCATCACCCGCACATCAAGATGAGGGGCTGTAGTGGGAAAAATATCCTCACCTTTAGCCGCAATTCTTCCTAATGGGATCAGTCCAGACATTATCTTTTTCTTTTTATTTTAAGACTAAAAAACCCCCGGTTTCCCAGGGGCATTTAGGAGATGAGATTAAACTCGGATTAGATCAGCAGCAAAGACAGAATCCCAATCAACCCTCTTGATTTGCTTCAGCTGTTCGAGATTGTTAAATCTTTCACCCGACAAGGACATCTGGAGATCTTTAATCTCTCTGGCTGTTTTTAAACCAATGCCCTTAATGTGATCTGCGATCATCTGGGCTGTAGCCCCATTAATGTTGAGGCGATTGTCAGGGGGGAAAGAACGGGGCTCCTCTTTTGCTGCCTTGTCCTTTACTTGAAGAGTTTTAACCTTCTTGGTTGCCTCTTCATCGGGCTCAAGTTCAGTTTTGTAAGCAGTGAATAGGCGTCCATCTTGATCTTCAAGCATGAACCAATCGCCGTCATCCCACTCACTTACAACCTTGACTCTTGCACCGGTTTTTTTGTGCTGATAAAGCATAAGGGACCAGATTAATTATTCTGGTCCCAGTTTAACTTATTCAGCTAACAGTGCGACCAGTCAGATAACCATCGATATCTTCGTAGCCAGGGGCGGTGTCGGGCTGCACGTAGCAGACTTCGACCACCAGGTAGCCAGTCTTGTTGGCTGCGGCGTCACCGCTGGAGATGTAGAAACCGCCAGAGGTGGTGGTGCCAGTAGCTGCACCACGGGCGAAGACTGCGAAGGTCTCAGCGGAAGTGGTTTCGCGGTACACCTTGCCAGCAGTCACACCAGCAGCGCCGGTAGCGGTGAGGAAAGGAGCAGCGCTGTAGGCAGCAGAACCACCAGCGAAGTAGATCTCGCCAGCCTGGGTGCCAGAGGTGGTGGAGGTGAGGTTGGCCTGACCAACAGCTTCACCAACGCCAGTGGAAGCCACGGGACCGCTGGAGGCACGGCAGAAGGAGATCACGTTGCCGGTAGCGGCGTAGACGCCGGAAGCAACGCGACCATCGCCCCAACCGGAAGCCACGGAGATGGCAGCGCGGTAGACGTAGGCGGGGGTGGTGGAATCACCAGAGATCACCATGCCGGTGATATCGGTGCGGGTGTCGTCATTCCGATAGGGGGAAGGAACGATCACGCTGCCAGAAGCAGTGATGCCGCCGCCAGAGGTGGTGGTAACAGCAACGTAACCACGCTGCTGGAAGTACTTCCAACCAGGAACAGCCAACACAGCCGTGGGGCCGCCGTTAGAAGCGTTGTTGGTGCCGTCGTCGGTGGTATCAATGTTCCTGTACCAGCCGTTCAGCGGCTCTGCCCAGTTACCTGGGTAGATTTTTTTAGCGGACAAATAAGACATTTATCTCTCCAATTTGTACTTTATGTTAATGAGAGCGTGTTATCACGAATCAGCAACGAAGCTGAAGGCGGTGGTGACGAAGTCCTTGTTCAGGATTTCGAAGCCTGCGTACAGCTGCCAAATCAGGATGATGAAGCGGCTGAAGTCGTCGTTGTTGTTGATAAGGACCTGAGCGTTAGGACCGCCGATACCGACGCCAACGGACTGAGGACCGAAGAAATAACCCTGAGCAACTTCGCGGTTGCTGTAGGTACCACCGGAACCAGCGAAGGAAGAGCTGACGTTCTTGGTGGGGAAGTTGGTCGACTCGAAGAACTTCACACCTTCGAACTGAACGCCAGTAGGCATCACAGGTTCGCCAGCCAGGAAGTAAGCCTGACCAGCCTGGGGACCCATGTAGAAGCTGGAGTTGTTAGGCATCATGGGGTTACCCATGTACATGCCTTGACCAGGATTACCAGCGTAACGAGCGATCTCACGGAAGTCAGCATCACGA